CGCGGCCTCGTCCGACATGTTCGAGGCGTCGCCCTCGTAGACGGTCGGGGTGCCCGTGCCGTCCGTGATGGTGCCGGAGTAGACCGCCACCACCGTCGAGTCGAAGCCCTGCGTGTCGAGCGTGGCGCCTGTGAGGGTGCCGTTCCCGGCCAGGATGGCCTGGGGGCCGATCGCCTGCGTGATCTTCACGTTGTCGACGAGATCTCTTGCCATGTTCATTTTCCTTTCAGTGCGCCACTGCTACGTGGAGCACTTGAGCAGCCGGATCGCCTCGCCGAGGACCACCTGGCCGCCGACCCTGCGCCTTGCGGTGAACTTCACCTGGCCCTGGACCGAGTACGGATCGCGCATCACCTGCATGTCGACCCGCTCGGCCAGCACGTACGCCCGCCTGAAGTCGCCGAAGGCGATCGGGAAGGCGTTGGCTCCCTCATCCTGCATGTCCGGGACCTCGGTGTACGGCGCCCCGAGGATGGAGTTCGGGTTCCCCGGGACGAGGCCGGGCTGCCAGAGGTACTGCCCGGTCGTGTCCTTGAGCAGCCGCACCTTGCCGAGCGAGGTGCGATTCAGGATCCAGCGCCCACGGATCGCGTAGGCCGTCTTCACCGCGTGGAACAGGTTGACGATCCCGTTCCCCTCCGTGCCGGACGCGCCGGCGATGGTCGCCGCCGCCCCGGACACCGTGAAGGCGATCGGCACGCCCACGCCGGCCGCGTTCGCGTCGAGGATGCCGAGGCACTTCCCGATGCCGTTCCCCGCGATGACCTCGGAGCCCTCCAGGACGCCGAACTGCTCCGAGAACTCCGCCTGGAGCAGAGCCTCGATGTTGACGGCCGAGTCCTCGAGCTGCATGAGCGTGACCCGCGCCTCCGCGTACATCTCGGGGGCGCTGATCTTCACGAGTCCGAAGGTCGGATTCGTGGTCTCGACGCGGGTCGCCGTCTCGGAGATGCGGGTGGCCGAAGCCGACAAGGTGCGCTTCGGCTGCTGGTACTCGGCCGAGGACATCTGCTGCACCGTGACGATGTCCCGCATCGGGGAGTAGAGCACCTCCGCCTTGATCACCTCGGCGTTGAACGTGGGCGGAGCGCCCAGGTAGCCGCCGGTGGTGTCGGAGCCGAAGGTGAGCACCTTCTGCTCTTCCGGCGAGAGGGTGTCCCTGCCGCGGATGTACTTCTGGAACGCCTTCTTGTGGAGCTCCAGATCGGGGTTCGCGTCGGCGCCGGCGAGGCCGCCGCCACCGAGGCCGAGAGCCACCCGCGTGGCCCGCGCCTCGAACTTCCGCATGTGCTCTTCCTGCTGGGCCTTCCAGGCGGCTTCCTCGGCGGCCTTCTTCGCCTCGGCCTCCTCCTGCTGCTTCCGCCAGGTGCGCTGGATCTTCTCCTGCTGGTTCAGCACCTCGCCGATCTTCTCGAGCTTCTCGTCGAAATCCGAGGTCGCGTGCTCCTTGCGGATGGCCTCGAGCCGCGCGTCGTTCGCCTTCTTGTGCTCCTCGAAGGCGTGACCGATCCGATCGATCGCCTCCAGGAGTTCCTGCTGCGACACCTGCTTCTCGGTTCCTGCCATGGGAAATCTCCTGCACTCAGGGTTGGACCACCGAGGCGAGCCTCTTCAGGCGCGCCAGCACCTCTCGGTTGCCATCCCCGGCGTCGCGCAGGGGTCGCATTCCGTCGCCCGACGTCGCATCGCGCGCGTCGGACTCCTCTTCCTCGGCCCCTCCGGCGTCACGCAGGAGTGCCGACCAGCCGCCGGCCATCAGGCGCTTCGCCTGTTCCCGGCTGAGCCCCAGCGCATCGCGCAGCTGGCGCTCGAAGAACCTCGGGCTCTCGAGGAGCCCCTTCACGGAATCGATCCGCGCTCTGTCGTTGGCGGGGAAGGAGACCGGAGATACCTCCCAGAGCTTCACATCGAGCAGCCGGCGGATGCCCGTCTCCTTGTCCACCTCGTACTTTCGGGTCGAGAAGCCGATCGAGAGGCCGGAAAGCGCGCCCATCTTGAGCAGCTCGTGCGCCTCCTTGCCGGCCTGGGTCCCGAGCGCGAGCTTGCCCTCGACGAAGAGCCCCTTCTCGTCCTCGGCCATCTTCGTGTAGATGCCGATGGGCTGATCCGGGTTGTGCTGCCAGAGCATGAGCGGCTTCGTGCCGTCGGCCGCGTGCTCGGCGAGCGATCTGGTGAACGCCCCGGGCATGACGATGTCCTCGTAGGAGTCCTCGACCCCGAAGACGGAGCCGTACCCCGAGAACGTGCCCTCGGCCGAGACCGCCGCCGTCGAGAAGGGCCGGGTGAGGTGCTTGGTCTCCATGGGTCCCACCTATCGAAATCGCGCGCGTTGTCTAGGGCGCTCCCTTGGCGGGAGCCTGAGCCGCCCCGGCGGCGCCATCCGGGAGCGGCCCTTCCATGTCAGCCCGCGGATTCATGTCTTCGAGGAGCCGAGCCTCGTTCCGCGTCATCCACTTCGCCTTGGTGATCGCGGACTCGTAGAAGTCCGCTCGCGTCTTGGCGTCGCCGCGGAGCAGAGCATTCACGTTGTGCTTGGCGAAGTAGCCGGCATCGACCTCCGCTTCGGTGAGGAGATCCCGCGAGACCGCCTGTTCCCACCGGACGAGCCATGGGCCGAGCGAGTGCTTCACGTGCAGGAGGGCGAACTGCTCGGTCGAGGCGTAGGTGGCCGTCTTGTCCGCGTACCCGAGCATCAGCGGGAAGACGCGGAACATGCGCGCGATCTCCTCGACCTGGTGCTTCCGCGTTTCGAGCGTCTGGGCGTCGAGCCCGCTCATGGCCATCTGCTGGTACTTGAGGCCGTTGTCGAAGAGGGCCACGCCGAACGACCGTTGCACCGTGGCGTTCTCCTCCAGGAACTTCGCCTTGATCTTCTTCGCCACCTCCGGCGCCAGGCTCTTGTCCGTCGTGATGATCCCGGAGGGTCTCGCCCCGTTCGACTGGAGCCGCGCCTGCCCCTCCTCGGTGGCGATGGCGAGACCGATCGCCTCGCGCGCCTGGGTCACGAGCTCCATGCCCGTCACGCCATTCCAGGACGGGCCGTGGACGTGGAAGATGTCGGTCTTCGGAAAGCGGCGACGCTCCATGCCCGGAACGGAGACCTCGTAGGCTACCTCGCCGGTCGTTGTCTCCTGGACGGCCGTGACCCAGCTCGGCATGAAGGGCAGGAGTTCCATCACCTGCCCGCCGACGCGGTTGATGTACGCGAACCCGCCATGCGCCAGCACCGCGTGGAGCCCGAGCGTCTCCCGGAACTCGAAGGGCGTCATCCAGTCATTGGGGCGGCGCGTGAGGATCCGGTACAGCGGGTGCTCAGTCGCGGGCGTCTTCACGTCGCCGCGCTCGCGGTAGAGCTTGAGCGGGAGCTGCGCCACGTCCTCGGTGATGACCCGGCAGCAACCGAGGACGGCACTCACGCGGAGGGCGGTGTTGATGTCGACCGTCACGCCGGCCTTGGAGCTCGGCGACCCGTAGAGCATCCCGTAGGTCAGCGCCGACGCGTCGACGACCTTCCGCTCGAGCGGGCCGCCCAGGAACCTGGACAGGAACGTCATGTGCCGTCCTCCCCGCGCCGAGTGCGGAGCACGCCGACGAGCCCGAGCGCGAACAGGAGCGAGCCGAGGACGATCGCGCCGGCCGGCTCGTAGACCTGGCGCGCACCGTAGGAGAGGAGCCCGATCCCGGCGATGACACTTCCGAGCTGCGCGAGAGCCACGATTCGATCCGTCACAGGACGACCAGGTCTTCCGTCTCGAGGTAGGAGGCCGAGTTGCTACCGTCACTCACCATGGCCCGCCCCAGGGCGTTGAGCGTCGCGGAGACACCGTCGATGAATGAGGCCTCCGCCTCCTTCCGCGGATGGACGTTCTCGTTCGCGTCCTCACGCGCCGTCACGTTGCCGATCATCCAGGTCATGACCGGGTTTCCGTCGTGGTGCCAGCGGCCCTGGAGGACGAGGCCGGCCATCTCCTTGAGCGGCGGCGAGAGGTTCACCGTGCGCTGCGGGTACTCGACGAAGGGGACGGCCGGACCGAGCCGCTGGGACAGCTGCGCGGCCTCGTACGGGTCGCTCGCGACCTCGCGCACGTCGAAGCGCGTCACGTCCGCGATGATCCGCGCCTCGATAAACCCGTAGTCGGTGACGTTTCCGGGCGTCGACACGAGGAGTCCCTCTGCCGCCCAGGCCTTGAAGGCGTCGGTCGGACTCGCAGCGATCGCTTCCTCGTTCAGGTACGAGTCGACGAACGAGTAGTAGTGCCGCTCCGTCTCGCCTTCCGCGGCGCGTTCCGGTTCACGGTGCGGCAAGTCCCGGTAGAAGAGCCGGCAGACGCACGCGAAGTTGTTTCGCGATGCCAGATCGAGCCCGATGAAGCAGGGATCCCCGGTGAAGTCCTCGATCTTGAGATTCGGATCGGCGCAGGCGTTCCACGCGGCCCCGTCGAAGTAGGGGGCCCGCGCGTTCTGCCACACGTTCATGTGCTTCACGAGGTAGGCGGCCCGCTCCCGATGCGACCGCTTCGCCTTCTCCGCAGCTGCCCGGAGGATCTCCGGCCTCACCGAGAGCCCGAACATCGGATTCGCGGCCCGCTGAGCCTTCTCGGAGTAGACATCGCCGTCGCCCGGGTACTCGTAGATCAGGGCAAGCGTCGTCTCGTCCTTCACCTCGCCGGCGAGGATTTGCTTGCAGTAACGGTATTGCTCGTGCCCGAAGCTCTCCGAGTCCATTCCGGCCGTCGAAATGGAGACGAGGATCGAGTTTTGCCGCTTGCCGAGCGCCGTGAGGATGACCTCCCAGAGCGGGCGCGGAATCTGGTGGAGCTCGTCGAGCGTTGCCCAGGAGACGTTGAGCCCATCGAGCGTCGTGTCTCGGCTGGCGAGCCGCCGGAAGCTGGAGTTCGTCCGCTGCTGGACGATCGCGGTCTTGAAGACTTCGATCCCGAGAGCGTCGCGCACATTTTCCCGGGCCCGGACCATCATCGCCGCCGCTTCCCAGCAGTGGCCGGCCTGCTCCTTCGTCGTCGCGAGCGAGAACACGTC